CTAAGTTTAGCATTGAAAATATGATTCAGATAGATGCTTCTGGTTTAAAATCAATTCCATATGTTGACGATAGGTTTTTTAACCGGAGAGCATATATTAGTAAAACCTTTAAAGAGTACATGGATAAAGCGTTAGGGGTATCCCATGACGAGAGAGATGAATATGAAATCACGTTTTTGGATGATGGTAATTCTTTGGCGTGGGTGTCTGCAAATAATTTGGTTCTGATTTTAAAGGCAGAAGAGAAACATATGAGATGAGGTGAAAAAGGGAATGGATTTTTCAAAAGCAATGAATCCGCCCGAAGATGGATTTGACGGGCAGGCGGATATAAAGGTTGACGGCACTGGGAAGAAGTGGGTATACTGTCCTTGGTGCCATAAAAAGCATTTTCCGGTAAATGACGGGGCAAAGGTTCAGGGATTGCAGTACCAATGCCGGAATAGTAATTGCAAAAAGACGTTTGTTGTAAATGAGGGGTAATACATATGGTATTTGATATGTTCAACGAACCGTTACAGGTCAATGACAGAGTGCGTTTTATAATTGACCATGATAGCTATGAAGGAGTGATAAATTTCATTTCTCCCAATGGCTTATTAAGGGTAAATTCATTAGTGGGAGAGTACCGGAGAAAGCCAAATAATGTGATAAAGATTAAGCAATGAAATATGGTTAGAGCCGAGAGCCAAAGAGCCGAGAGCCGATAAACGAAATGTTTACGGAGGGAGGCTCTTTTTCTATGGATTTCCAGGAACACAGGGAAATAATTAAAAAACTGAAGCGGCAACTGACAGAGCCGCCGTCATACGATATGCTCAGTGTTCTTCTGAGTGAACTCCAATATACGATGGAAGATAATCCGGAGCTTCCGGTTGACGACCGGGATTTCGTGATGACATATTCCGGATACATAAAAAAATGGGCTACAACAATGTATGTAGAGACCATCGAGCAGCGCTGGGATGATTTATACTGGAGAACCATGCTGTTTGAGGCCCCATATCTGTTTGAATCATACCTGATTTATATGGAGAAGGACAGAAATCCTGGAAAACGCTTTTACCTTCCTCGTCGTAAGACGCTTAAAGTGGTGGTAGATGACCTTCAAGACTTAGAGGATAGAAAACTTGATTTCTATGGTTTATCAATGCCAAGTCGTGTGGGTAAGAGCACGATATGTATTTTCTTTTTGTCATGGGTCGCTGGTAAGCGTCCAAATAGTCACAGTGCAATGGGCGGTCACTCTGGAAAATTGGCGAAGGGATTTTATAGTGAGTTATTGAATCTTATAAATACTCGCGAATACAATTTTTCAGAGATTTTCCCAGATTCGCCATTACAGAAGACCAGTGCAGAAGATTTTGAAATCAATCTGGATGAGCCTGACCGTTTTGCCACTATTACGTGCCGTGGAATTGATGGGACATGGACGGGAGCTGTTGATGTATCAGCAGATGGATATTTATATGTCGATGACCTTATCCGCGACCGTGAGCATTCTCTAAA